AAACAGTAGATACAGCACCAGATCTATTATCAGTAATAGCAGTATTTAAATCTGCTCCATTATATTTTAATGTACCTACTACTAAATTAGCTAAACCTGTAGGACTAATAATAACATTAGAGTCAGGATCTCTTGTCTCTGCCATAGTAAACGAAAAAGTAGATTCATCATAGTAGATAGCAGCATTACCATCGTTACCTCTATTCATAAGAATACCTACATCAGCAGCAGAAGCACCTGATACAGAATTAGCTAAGAATAAGAATCTATCTTGTATAACTGCATTAATAGTATTAGCTGTAACACTATCACCAAGTACTGTTAAATTACCTTGAATGATTAAATCATCACCCATAGTAACTCCACCAGTAAAGTTTTTAGTACCAGCAAGTACTCCTGCAATATTAGCTTCTGCTGCTACTACATTAGCATGAACAGTATTAGTATTTGTAACACCTGCGTTAAGTTGAGTTTGAATAGCACTAGTAACGCCATCTACGTAACCAAGTTCTGTACTAGTAACATCTGAAATAGCTACTTTACCACTACCACTAGATACAAGTGCTCTAGAAGCTGTTAAATCTGCTGTTGTTATAGTGGATACTGCACCAGCAATATTATTTACTCTTCTATTCTCAACTATTGTTACATTACCTGAAACTGTATCAACATTATTAGTAGTAGCATTAATACGTGATTCTGCAGCAGTAAATGTAACAAAATCATTAGATTTAGCTGCATTAAATACAGCAGTATTGGCAGATATTATATTAGCTTGTGCTGCTACCACATTAGCATGAACAACATTAATATTACTTTGTAATAAATTTACGTTAGTAGTTAAACTAGCAGCATTTGCACTAGCGGCTAAATGCTTAGCCTCAATAGACTTTATACCATATAGTCTTGTTACTATAGAACCATTAGCCATTTTTTCTGCAGAAACTGCATTAGACTCTAAAACTGTAGATGTTACACGCGTAAGCGCCATATTCGCTCCTTAACTACTCATCTTCTAGTTGTTCAAAAAACTCAGCTAAAAAGTCCTTTTGCGGTAAAGTAGTGTTATTAAATTTTTCTTCTATCTGAGAAGATATAGTTTTTTTATTAGGTACATTAACTATTTCTTTATTATCATCTGATAATTCTTCAAAAAACTCAGCTAAAAAGTCCTTTTGCTCTAAAGGTTCTGAATCACCTTCTTCAAAAAACTCTTTTATAAAGTCTTCAACTTGTTCATCAATTGTCGGAGGCTTTAGTATTTCATCATAAGTTAAGTCTACACATACTTTTATTGCAAGTCGTTTAACATAGTCAATAGTATCTTGATCTAATTCTTCACTTTTATCAAGCCATTGACGTTCACTTACGTAACTATTACCTCTTTGTTCATAATAAATACCAATAATAGTACCTGCAACTAGCTCTTCTATTTTTGGTTCTTTTTCTATTAATTTAGCGAAAGGAAAAGCTCTGCTAACCATATCATTACTTTTATCCTCTTCTATAAGTCTGTATTCAAAAAATACAAATTTTTGAAACATCTCATCTATATGAACTTTAATATATTCCATTATTCCCTCTTATGTTTTTATCATATAACGTGCGACAGCATGTGGAACCACAGCTGTATGTGTGTGACCACCAGCAGTAACGCCAGATATCACAGCGGCAGTACTACTATCTTTAGCGCTAGTAGCGACAGAAGTAGTAGCTAAACTTAAGGCAGCAGAGCCTGAAGCAGTAGTAATAGTTCCTCCAGAGGCAAAAGCACCAGCTCCTGGTCCCAAAGAAAATGTAGAAGATTCTCCTATTAAGACTTTACTTTCAAAATTAGGAACATTAAAGGTTGTAGAACCATTTCCTGCTCCATAGACAGTACCTGTTACTGCAAATAAAGCAGCATAAGTTGTTCTAGTAACTGCTTGCCCATTACATTCTAACCAACCAGTAGGTACTGTACCTGCCATAGCTACAATAACTCCTGCCGGTAATAAAGGTACTGGTGCAGTACCAGACCCTGTTATAGCAGAAGATAGTACAACATTTGCTGCTATAGGTGCGTAAGTACCATCTTGTTGTACAATATTTAAACCATTTTTAGTAGATGCGACACCTGGTTGATGTGCTAAAGATACATTAGCACTAGAACTACCAAAATTAAATAGTATAGCTGTATTGTCCGAAGAACCTAAACTTGATACTTTAAGAGCTGCGTGTCCTACTCCTATAGCTTCTGGAAACCATTTTTTACCTCCACCTGCAGTACTTGCAGTTACTGTAAGATTATTAGTAGATACACCACTTGTAGTTAAATTAACTCTATCAGAAGTAACACCACTAATAGCAATCATAGTATTTACAACAGATCCATTAGTAGGAGGTATGCCTACATCAATAAAATCAGCAGCAGTTCTATTATTAGCAGTTACAAGATATAATCTAGCATTAGCTGCGGTAGCACCTGCAGTAACAGTAGTAGCTAATTCGCCTATTTCATAAGAAGGAGCATTAGCCATCATTACTGTGATACCATTCTCATTACGATGACCTATACCACTTCTAGTGAAATTACCACCAATTGGAGAAGACTTTTTATTACCAGCATCAGACACGAATAAAGCATTAACATTAGAATTAGCAAAATGCATAATAGTACCATCGGGTACACTTATACCCTCACCAGATGCTGATATATTTACTGTAGCAGGGGGACTTGAGCTTCTAAAATTAGTTAATAATGAACGTAAAGAGTTATTAAACTGAGTACGAGAAGCATTCAGTGAAGTACCTGCTGTAGGTTCTATATACGTATTTGAATCTTGTAATGCCATTTAAACTCCTGTTGCTGTCATCATCACAGACATCCCTGCAGAGGTAGAACCTGCACTTCCGTCACTACTTTTAAATACTTGATAACTAACTGCTTGATTTGAAGCAGCTGTAGTTACCACTATGTGAGGCTTGTTTGAGTCTTCATCTAATAGTGCGTAACTTATAACAGGCCTATTTAAGAAGCCTGCACTAGTAATATCTATAGTTTTAGTAGTAGCATTATATGCAGTAGTATCTGTAAAAGTAACTGTATCCTTTTCTATAGTATACCTAAATTTATCAATTGTAAAGTCAAATTCTTCGGGTTGATCATTTTTTAAGATAAATTTTAACTGGAATTGTCTGAATGTTCTAGTTCCGGCTTGATAAGTTTGATAACCATCATTAACAGTACCACCTACAAACTGACTAATAATTACATTACCATTTGCATGAAATAACTGAGCATCAGCAGCAGTAGTAGTTCTAATTTGTGTTTGTGCTGTAATAGCTCCTAATGTACCTGCAAAAGTATCACCAGAGCCTGTATCATTATATTGTTTTAAATTTACTAATTTATAGTTAGAAGCCACACTTGTTATATTAGCTAAAGCATTACCGCCAGTAGCATCTCCATTTGCATGATAAGTAGCACCCAGTCTAATTTCATCAACATCTATGACTCCCGCTATTAGTGCATAGGAGTTTGAATTTGAATAGTCACCTTCATCTACTACACCAGAAGAAGTATATGTACCAAAACCACTAGAATTAAGAGCTGCAGTTCTACCTGTATCAGTATATAGTTGTATAGTAGTTGTAGAAGGAGCATTTACATAAAGTTCTCTATCATTTATCTCTGTCATACCCTTTACATCATGAATAATAACTCTATCACCATTAGCTATACCATGAACACCATCAGTAGTTATAACTGCAGGACTAGCTTTTGTAATTCCTGTAATAGATATAACATTACCAGTATATTGACCATCATTCCAGATAGCAAAAACATTACCATCAGTACCACCGCTCATCATAGTTTGATTATTTGAATCAAATCTTGGATTTATCACAGCAGTATTGCTAAACCCTAACACATGACCAATTCCACCAAATTGAACTTCTTTTAGTACACCACTAGTACCTGATACTTCTGTAACACCTGATATATACGTCTCTTTAGTATCTGTCCAATTAGTTTGCACAGATTGAGTAGCTTCGATATCCACAAATATAGAACCGGTCACTGTTGATCCAAAATCTCTAATTTGGGTTATATACTCAGCAGTACCTGTAGCCAATAAGTCAGTAGCAGCAGAAATAGCAGACCAACCAGTAGAAGTACCATTAGCATTATCTGTAGTACTAGAATCAAATGGTGAGTCAGACTTATTAAAAGCTAAACCACCCGTATTAGAATCTGCAAAAGAAGGAAAATTGTCTTCTCCTGCATTTGTATTAGTTATAGAAGTAAAATTAACAGAAGGACTGTCTTCACTAAATGCAGCTACCACGCTACTTCTAATAGGTCGAGAAGTAACAAGAGTAATTGAAACTACATCATCACTAAAGTTACCGCTAGTATCTCTAGTTCTTGCAAAGTAAGTAAATTCTCCAAAAGTATCTATAGGTATAGACTTACGAGCAGTACCTGCAGATACTGTTACTAAATCATCTGCTATAACAAAATTATCTATACTATTTGTTAATGTTCCTGGTAATCTTTTTATTACTACTTCTTTAAGATCAATATCTGCTAATTCTCCGTCTGCTGTACGCACATAAGACCATAGTAAAGTAATTTGATCAGTTTGTTGTCCACCAGTAAAATTAAATATATTTGCTGGTTTAGCTGTTTTACCAATAATAGATTTAGTTAAAGTAGCTTCTAAACCTCTTATAGTTTTATTCAAAGGAACTATTCTGAAAATAATATTTCTAGTATCACTAGTTAAACCTCTATTTACACCATTTACAGTAAATCTAATTTTATTATCAGCATCAACACCTGAAGCAGGTACTTTTACCGTGTTAAAAGAGGTTAAATCAGTACCTCCATCATCTACACCTACATCGTCAACACTATCTAATTTATAAGATATTTCATAGTCAGTAACTTCTTGACCCGTAATATGATCAAATTGTACAGTTACCCTAACAGCAGCTCCACCAGTTTGTTCACGATACAAAGATTCTATAATAGCACCATTCTGTACTTTTTGTATAGGAATAGAACCCACATTAATAGATTTAGTATTATAAGCACTAGTTCTACCACCTCTAGCTTTATTCCTAGCCCTAATTGAGGTTGTGCCTAGTTGTAAATCAGGTATTTTATTATCTTTAGTTAAAAATATTGATTCAAATTCTGAACCTGTTTCTAGTCTATATACTCTATTATTAGCTAAATGAAACTTACCAGGATATTCTGATGTGTCATAGTCAAAAGTACCTGTACCACCACTTACATTACTTATAGATCCTAAAGGATCTCTAGATATATTTACAAATAATAATCCGCCTAAATTAGAAGTAGGTTTGGTAGCTGTGTGCACTCTATATATATAATTAGCAGTTAAAGCTGCATTATATTTAGGAGAAGCAGGGTCATAACTATTAGTAGCAATACTAAATACATTAGATGCTAAAGATTGTACATTATCTCCTATTTCAAATATGGGCACATTATAATCATCTACTTCTGCTCTAAATGCAGAATCTTCGGCACTAGTTGCATATACTATATTTGCATTCATTTGTACATTAGTATGATTTAGAGTAAACTGACCTGTGCTTTTTTCTATACCATCTACTAAGAATCTAACAAAAGCTACGTCTCTAGGTCTTACAGGTAAATCAATAGTTATACTATCTGTACCATTTATTTCTCCAGATTTTACATATGTTTGAGTAGATCCAGATACATAGAAACTATTATTTGAATAGTGTCTAGAATCTAAAAGTTGATTTAAAGTAACATAAAAAGGAGCATCTGGAATTTTATTAACAAGATTAACACTATCTGTAGTTTTATTTTCAATTTTTATTTTATCAGTAGCAGTAGTAAATCCTACAATAGGTTGACTAAGAGCTGTAACAATACCAGCAAAACCTACAAAATTTATAGCGCTTTGTTGTTCAGTTTTTTCATTGATAGGTATAGTAATATTATCCGTACCTTTTAAAGTACCAAAAACACTATCATCATTTGCATCTAGTATATTAGATTGAAAATTTTCATCGAATACTTGACCAAAACCTTGTACAGTTAATTCTATATTACCAGTAGTAGTTCCACTAGCTGTATCTACAACATTAACATCAGTACATAATAATTTTATTTCTCCTACACCACTAGTAAAACCATTCTTACCTGATAAAGTAGCAGGATTAATTTCGCCTACTAATACATTAGAATGTTCTACACTTATACTTTGATTATTAAGACCAGATAAGTTAGCAGTTGTTAATAAAGTACTTTCTAAAGGATTAGAAAGTTCATACTCTGTTGCATAACTAATACCATAACCTTCACGTTCTGTACTAGTTCTTAGTAAAGCATCTATAATAACTGATCCATCTACTCTTCGTCTAGGACTAGCTTGTAAAGTAAAAGCAGGAACAGGAGGAACCGTAAGAGAAGATTGTATATCTGTGTACGCAGTAGGTTTATAATCAATAAATGTATCAGAGTCTACATATACATTAGAAATATATTCTACACTAGCTATGTTAACTTCATTAGTATCCATTTCTCGTTCAACTTGAGTTACTTTAAAAAGTTTATCGCTTTTAGCGCCATATATATTATTATCTTCTTTAACAAGTTCTCCAAAAGTCCATAGGTCTCCTTTTTGGGGTACATTATTAGCAGTAAACGCAGTATAACTATCCCAAACTTTAGTAATAGGATTAAATCTCTTAATAGGATTTACTGTAGCCCTATCACTACCTATAGTTACGTTATCAGTAGTACTTAGAGCAAAAGCAGTGTTTGATACTAAGTATAAATCAATTCTATCACTAGCTGCTTTAATTACTCGTAAAGTTAATGCCCCTGTATTAGCTGTAAAATCAGTACTGGCTAGAGAAGGCACTGTATAATGTTCAAGATATACGTTAGTATTAGAAGAAGCCACAGCAGAATTTTTTTCTATTTTTCCTCCAAAACCATAAGCTATACCACTTGCTTGAAAAGCTACAGCTATTACGTCTCCAGGAATTAATTGTAAAGCATCTACACTTGTAGTAAAATTAGCTGTTCTTTTTAAATATCTAGAAGCAGCTATTTGATACTGAGCAAATCTGAGTGCTTGACTTCTTCTAGTCACTCCAGCAAGATCAAGTGCCATAATATTTTCTATTTCTGTTTTTCTAATACCGTCATTACTACCTAATTGATCAATACGTACTGTTTCTCTTTTAAAATGATTGGTAGGGTCTACATAACTAACATCAACTCCTGTTAATATTTCGCTTTCTTTATTTCCTCCTATTATAAAACTACTTTCTTTTATGTTAGTTTCGTTAAACACCATAACAGGAGTTTCATCAGGTAGGTCACATGCTAGAGTAATTTTACCGTGAGCATATATTAATGCTCCTCTAAAAGAAGAAGCTAAACCATTTAATGTATCAAATGATTGAGCTTGATCTGCTATAGTAATATCTAGAGTAAATCTTCTTTCTTTAATTTTTGTACCTTGTGCTAATCCAAGTTGATTCTCTCTAACACTTGTAAAAGTATTTCTAGGTTTACTTCTAAAAGAACCATCAGCTATACCATCTACGCCTAAAAAATTACCAGTAGTAAAATCACAAGCATCACAGTATTGTGCTATTTGATAAAATCTATATTTATCAATATTTTTTTCAGGTATACTTAAACCATAAGTTTTATTAGTTAAGATGTCATATATAATCCAAACAGGATTTTGAGACCAAGAGTAAACAAAACTTCCATCCCAAGTACCTTTATATAAATTTATAGTAGAACTAGTTTGTACAGATGTTCCTGTTTGTTGTAGATAGTAACCAGCAGTCGCTGCACTAGTAGAACCAGAAGCAGGAACTTCTATATGTCTCCAGTCAATCTCTCCATTAGCTAAAGTAGGTTGATTATAGTTAGAAGGCACTCTAAGTACTAGCCCCTTTACTAGAGAAGTAAATCTAGGTATACCATTATGCTCATTACTGGCTTTCATAGCAAAACCTATATGTGCTGTTCTAGGATATGCTTGTGGAGAGTTTTCAATCTCATTCCAACCTAGTAAACTTACATCATCAGTTGTACCAGAACTAGTAGAATCTCCAGATGTTTTTGTTACTGTAAATTTATATCCATTTACACTTTTACTAGCTTCGGGTATGTTAATCTTTACAGTAAACTTAAAAGCAGCAGTTGTTTTACCATGTATATTTCTACTTCCAGAAGCAATTACTGTACTACCAGTACTATCAAAAACTCTAATAGCTACCGATATACTATGTCTTAGTACATCACCATCTTTTGTTATTTTTTGCAGTGATCCTATTTGAAAAACAAATTCTAGAGCATCCCAATCTTTAGAAGAAGTTTCTTGTAAAGTTACACCATTAGCAGGAACTCCCGCACCACCATTTTTTAATCCTACTGGTGATGCAAAATTTTGAGGAGTAATAGTTGTTTCGCCAAATACCTCTAATCTATCTTGTACAGTTGTTCCAGTAGTAGATAGAGTTTTAAATTTAGAAAAAGACTCTTGT